CGGATACCAATAAAGGGGATGTGTACGTAACACTAAATGCTAGTACTAGCCTTAGTGCTGGAGACTATTTAAACATAGATGATGGTTCTAGTACTAAATCAGAGGTTAGAAGATTGGTTGCTAATCCTAATGGTAATGTATGGAAACTAAACTATCCAATGCAATTTGCTCATACCAGTGGAGTGTCTGTGGAAGAATGTAGTGCTAGTACAACATACACACATACTATTCTTGAACAAGCAGAGCTAGACACTGTAACATGGAATGTTCATATGCTTCCAACTGATGAAGACTCTGACAAAGCATTTAACAGAAGATACCTTGGGGGTATGGTAGATTCAACTACTATATCAGCTGAAGAAGGTGGAATGGTAACAATGTCTTGGGATGGTGTAAATTTCTTAGATATGATTCATAACCAAGCAAGTCAAACTACAGTAGGAACAAATTTATATAACGGTTCTTCAGTAGCACATAACATGCCAAGATATGCATTAACGCAATCAATTACTGCTACAGACGTGGGAGCACCTTCTCATAATGGTTCTTCTGCTAATGACGGAACAGGATTTCCAACAACACAACCATACTACTTTTCTGAAGGAACCATAAAATTCTTTGGTCAAGAGTTTGCTAGAATTAGAAGTTTTTCTTTGTCTATATCTAATGGTTCAGAACCTAGGTATTACATAGGTAAGCAAGGTAGAAGAAGAAGAGGTCCATATGAAATAAAGGAAGGACCAAGAGAGTACTCTATGTCAGCAACAGTAGCTTTACCAGACGCAAGCGTTGATTCAAATGCGGCTCATGGTAGTGCAAGTCAGGATAGTGCATTAGAATTATTCAGACAATTACTATTAGAAGGTGATTATGGCTCAGACGCATCTCCAAATAGAAAAGGTTTTACAGCTACTATAAAGTTTCAAAGAGGAGCAGATGATTATATAATAATAGATATACCAACATCTGGTACGGTTGGAGACCCAAGTGATGCTAACGATATAGGTAGTGGCTTGAATAATCAAGGTATTATGATAAACACTGCCACACATAGCATAACAACGGACAATCCATTCCAAGTAGATGTAGATATGATCTTTAGAAGTATAAAGATAACAATAAAGGATACAGAACCTGTATACCCATAAAGTAAGGAGAACACATGGCTCAGAATAGAAAAGCATTTGACGTAAGTAAGTATCAGATAAGCCCATCAAACGAGAAGAAGATTATAACGATCGCTGAAACAGGTGATGAGTTTGAGATAACTGTGAAACAATTATCTTGGAATAAACGAAATCAAATTGTTTCAAATTGTATATCACTTGGGAAAGATGGAGTACAGTCATTCAATGCTGAAAAGTATATGAAAGATATGTTAAAAGAACTTATTATTGACGCTCCATGGGGACCGACAACAGAGTCCTTTTTAGTATCAATTGATGAAAGATTAGGAGGAGCATTAGAATCGCTAGTTCCAACTGCGTTTGGCGGTGAAGGGGGTAGCAATCCTGATGAAATAAAAAAAGAATCCTAAGTTGGTTGAGAGACCCAAAGTCAGTCACAGTGAGTGAAATTATAGCATTTCAACATTGGGTGGTCTTGGTGCAACTCTTAAAAATTGGGATTCCATATGAGACGATTATGACTTTGTCAATAAATGAAATAGATATGATAATTGCAAGTGAGATGGCTATGCAACAAAAACAAAATGAAGAACAAGCAAGAGAGATGGCTGCAAGCCAAGCTAAATCTTCGTTTGGTAAGGGGAGGTTTTAAATGGCATTACCGGCTGTGTTAGGAGCAGTAATGGGGGCTGTGGGTACGGCTGCGGGAGGAGTTGCTTCAGCGGGAGTACGTGGTGCAGTAGGACAAGTAGCAGGATCGGTTGCTAGGTCTGCTCAAGATAAGGCTGTTAGAGACGGGATTATAAAAGGTCCTAAAAGCATGAGAGTAACTGCTCAAAAATCTCTTCAAAAACTTACAGGTATTCAGTTTTCTACTGGTGCTGTTGCAAAACAATCACAGCTTCTAGCTGGTGTTGCTGGTTCCTTATTTCAAATCTTAGGTGCCTTCGTTGATATTTTGTTGATGCCACTAATGCCTATTTTTGCTAAATTATTGGTGTGGATGGCGAGTGGGATTCCAAAGCTTGCAAATTTAATGAACACAATCACAGGATACTTTAAAGACGTTTGGGAAAAATCCAATGGAATTATGGAATTTCTAGGCAGACTTATGGGAGATCTTATATCAAATTTGATAAAATGGGCTGTTGGGTTTGGGTGGTCATTATTTAAATGGATAATCAATCCTCTGAACTGGTTAAAATTAGTAGGAGATATTGCAGAACTTGTGGGCAAAACATTTAGAGGAATTTTTGATTTTTATTGGGGATTGTATTCAGAATATTTTGATGCTTTCTTTGGCTGGACTAAACCTTTTTTTGAAACGATTTGGAATTGGGCAAGAGATGCTTGGGAATGGCTTTCTCAATTTCAATGGATAATGACTATAGTAGATTTCTTCAAAACTGCTTTAGGTGAGTTATTAGACTCATGGGTAGGGGGATTTGCAAAAGGATTCCTTGGGGGCAACCCGTTTAAGAAAGATGATGACTCTACTAAAGTAGAAGTAGAGATCACAGCGGGAGCAGGAATAGACGTTGATCCTCAATCAGCCTATTCTAGTAGCCAAAAAGTTACCGTACAACAAGAAGCACGAATGTTTGACACAGGAGCTTCACTTGGCGGAGGTCCATAATGGCAGAACAATTAGCAGTATTACTTAGAGACGGAAGTCACTCAGGGGCTACCAATAGATTTGCTTTAAAGGTAGAACAACTTAGCATAGCAATTGCTAGAACTCCTATGCAAATACCAGTTCCATCATTGTCTCCAGAAATATTTGATATCCGAATGTCTAGACCAACAATTACTATTTCAGGATTAGTTGATAATACCCCACAAGATGCATCTGGAAATGATGACTCAAACTTTTGGGATATGGAATATATAACTATATCGGGACAAAAATATTACATACCTTACAAAAACTTTTTTGAGCAAAAACTATTACAATTAGATCCTAACAGTACTGACTTACAAATTGAAGTTGGTAATGCTGCTACGCCTATATCTACTTCAGGAACTGTGTCAACAGGTGGGGGTATTTACCACGTTGCCATACAACAAATGCAGTTTACTGTAGCTCCGGCTATGGAAGATAGATGGCAATACAGTATCCAGTTAATTTCTAAATGGAGGAGTGATATAAGCTAATGCCTTCCTCACGTGCCATAATATCATATTGGAATGGGAGTGCGTGGGTTGATATGAATATATCAGGCACTTCTACTACAGCTATTCGTGGGCTCACCATAGACGATCATTTACACGCTCCGCAAACAGCCCATATAAAGATTTCTAATCAATCTAGTAATCCTTTTTCTAACAGCGGTTCGGGCTCTAAAGGTCCTTTTACAGGAGTTTTAGGAGACTTTACGCCCATAAAAATAAGAGATGGTTCTTCATACAGGGTTATTTTTTATGGTGTTGTGACAGGAACATCAGAAGAATTTGATCAAAGTCAAGGAATGATCTTAAGAGTTGATGCTGTGGATTATTTGATGGAATTAAAAGATAACACTACAAAAGGAGCCTATAACTATAGAGTTGATACTAGTGCAAATTTATACGATTCCGTACAAAACACCGATTCTAAAGACACTGAACATGAATGGTGGGATACACTTGTAAGTTCTAGAGGAGGCATTATAAAATCTTTGCTAACCCAGAATACTGAAAACGTTGAACATCCGGGGGATGCAAACTCTTCTGACTCTAGATTCGTAGAATCTACTCAAAAGTATAAAGAATCTTTTATATATAAGCTTAACAGCAGGGGTATTAAATCTGTTCTAACACATATTCAAAATTTAGGTGCTGAAGATCCACACAATGCGGTTTCTGCTGGGCAAGAATTTGGGTATGATTATTATTTAGACGCAAACTATCAAGAAGCTCCTTCGGCAGCTGAAAAGCCTCAAGCTTATTTTAATTATTTTAAAAGAGGTACAAGACCAGCAACTCAACCGGGAACATATGGTTTAAGTATAGACCTACCATCACCAGACACAAGCAGTTCAGGAGCTTTTTCTGATACGGGTCAGCGTCACTTAATGACTTCACATGATATTACTAGACCTAAAAATGAAATATTTACAGAAGTAGTATTAACCCACGTTGAAAATAATATAGCCCCAAATGGTGATACTGTTGCAAGCACTAAAGATTCAACGTTTGAATTAGTAGGAGTACACACAGTTACTAATGGTTCTAGTTTTGTGTTTACAGGTAAAAATATTGGTGGGGATGTAGCGGGTACAGATAGTGCTGAATATCTAAAAGTAGCTTTAACAACGTTGACAGCAACAACTACAGGTCTTACAGAAAAAACTTTTACTGTTGGAAGTACTGCCGGAATGTATCCGGGGCAAGTATTAGAAACTACGCAAAGCAGTGGTTCAGGAGCAACAGAATTTTTTACAGTAGACTCTATTACTAGTTCTACTGAAGTCGAGTTAAATAGAGGGCATGATATTGCTCCTCATGATGTAACTTCAGCAACACAAGCTACTCCACATTCATCAGGTCAAACACTTTATGCAAGAGATGTAGCAAGAATTCAATACTTAAGTGATACAGGCACTGTAGGATCAAGTGATACAGCTTATATATTATTATCTGATATAGATAAAAACATACTTGAAAACGACCACATTTGGCAAACAGGCACAGATAGTTTAGTTTGGGTTGGTCAAACAACCACAGGTTCTAACTTTAAACTTAGAAGTAGGGTTAGAAAAACCATGGGGGTTCACAGAAGTTTAAATATGGCGGTGGGTGCTGAAGCAAGTGGAGATGCTTTAAGAGAGAAAATAGTTGCTAAACTACAAAGACAAACTACAACTCAAGTACGAGCAGATATAGGAACATATGAACCTACTCATTTTTATATTGATAATAGTCCTAGTGGAGTGTCGGGTACGAATGCTAATTTAGCTAATCCTTACGTGATAACTTTAAGTAGTAGTGTAAATCCACAATCATATGGAATACATAAAGGTATGGTTGTAATGAAATTAGATTCTAATAGTCAGCCAACAAGTACTTATGGGTATATAAAAGAAGTAACTAGTACGACTGTAAGTTCTTATATGACAGGTAGTATATCTGCATCAGACACATTACGTTATTATGTTCCAGTTAGAGCTGGAGATATAGTAAAAGTACGAAATGATTTATCTAATCTTAATATTAACATGTTAGTAACTAAAATTAAGTACTCAGAAGACAATGGGGTTTCTAGTTCTAACTATTCATTAGTAGGAGCTGAGACAGCTAGAGAAGGTGGACACGAAAAGAAAAACTTTGCGGCAGCTATGGCGGATTCTATGTCAGAAGAAGTAAATCTTCCAATAGCAGCACCATTAACACAAGATCCAAATATATCAACTGATTTAGAGTTTGCTAGTAATGGAGCGGGGAAAGTAAAATGGAATGGTTCTGCAGGTTCTACAGCCTCTGGTAAATTGTATATAGGGGATAAAAAGTATAATATAGCTGCAGATTCTACAGATGATGCTACGTATGGTCTTAATGGGGATATGAACTCTGACGGTAGGCTTTACTATGTTTACTATATAAAGGGAGAAAGTAATCTACGAACTATACAAGCATCAAGTTATGCTTCTACAGTAACTAGTGGAGACCCTGAAGACTATAAAATTATAGCTGAATGTAAATATTCTTCAGGCGAAGCAGTATTTACTATGAGAGTTAAAGTAAAAAACTTTGTTCCTAGTGTGTTAGAAGGGTTTGCAACAATCTCTAATAACACAATGACAGCTACATTATCTAAAAAAGGTATACAACCATGGACATCTAATATTAGTTTTGAAGCTACTGGTACATCAGGGGAATATAATAAGATAAAATTTGGACAAACAGATTCGATTGGCAGCGATGCTACCCTATCTTTTTCAGATGATGACACAGAAGCAATTGCACATAGTGCTACAGGCACTTCAAGTTTAGGGAATAGTTCTTCAGTTGCTGGTGGTAAGGTAACTTTAGCTGCTGGAACTAACTATATATATAAATCTGTAGGGGATAGTGCTTCATCAACACTAGTAATTACTAATGATTATACCGATGTTTATAAAGATGATCGTGTTTTACTATGTATGGTAAAGGTTGCAAGCTCAGATGATGGATCAGATTCACCCTCTATATTCCCATTTACAGGTAATGAAGCTACTATATCAGCTGGTGTAATCTCTGCGGGGGCTATTACGGCTGATACTATACAAGCTAACGCAGTAACAGCAGACAAAATAATTGCTAATGCTATAACAGCGGCTAAATTAGAAGCCACTTTAACTGTATCTAATACAATTAGAACTGCTTCTAGTGGGGCTAGAGTAGAAATAACAAGTAATGGACTACAAGTATTAAACGCCCCCGGTAGTATGGGGAGTGTAATAAGGTTTGACGATACAAGTGGCAATAAATTCGGACATATACAAGCAACTACATACAATAGCCAAAATACATTAGGTGTATATGCTCCTATAGGTTCGGGTAACACACTTTATCAAGTAGCAAACTTTGGTAAGGAAATTGGTTACTCAGGTGATGCTGAGTTTGTTGCTAATGGAAGTATAGAAATACACGATATGGGTGAAGGTGATGATCCTTCTGAACTAATATTTACTAATGGTAGTGTTCAAGGATCTTTATATATTAGTGGAAGTAACTTATATCTAAAAGATTCTAGCGGAAGTACTATAGGAAGCATTGGTGCTGACTTTCGTTGGGATAATGGGACGGCTGGTACGCCCACGTACTCATTTACGTCAGACGCTGATACAGGAATGTATAGAGTTGGGACAGACTCCCTAGGATTTGCTGCAGATGGGACGGCTCAGGCTTATATAGATGATAGTGGGTTTTATTATACAAGAGTGGGATACACTTGGGGAACTAATACCTTAAATTATATTAATGGCACTACTGATGGTGATATAAATTTTTACACTGGTCCCTCTGGTGGCTCTACTGGTCTAAGACTTACACTAAATTCTATGGGAATTACCGCAGGACTAGCTTCAAGTTCGGGTACTGGTGGAATGCAAGCTGTCTACATTGATGTAACAGGATCATCACCAAACAGGTTTTATAGAATCACATCATCAAAAAGATATAAAGAAAATATTAGAAATTTAGAAATAGATACAAGTCATGTATATGATTTACGCCCAGTTAACTACACTTCTAAAGACACCAAAGTAGAAAACTTTGGATTAATTGCTGAAGAAGTAGATAAATATTTTCCAGAGATAGTTACGCATAATAAAGAGGGGCAAGCAGATTCGGTTGATTATCAAATGTTATCTGTATTATTATTATCGGAGATGAAAAAATTAAAAGACGAAATAAAAGAACTGAAGGAGGATAAATAATGCCAGACATAACAGTATCATTTACAGATGCACAATGGGCTAGAGTAGTTGCTGCTTCGTCGTGGATAAAAAATGGACCCGGAGAATCCGGGAATGTTGATGAAGCGTACCTAGCAAATAAATGGAAATCTCAAATTTCTGGGCAAGTAAAAGAGTATGAAAAACAGCAAACGTCAGTCTCAGACTTCTAAAATCATACAACATAGATACGATAATCCTCACGACACTCTTCAACAAATAGGAAATGCGTTTAAAGTATCTAGACAGTATATATATAAAGTACTGAAACAGAACAATGTTCCTAGTTTAAGAGCCAAAAGAATGAAAGATGCTCGTCATTGTAAAATATGTGGCGAGTTAAGTACAAAATTAGTACATGATGGCTCATGCCATTTCCAATATTATAACATCAAAGTAAATTGCCATTATTGTAGAGTCCCATTCTACAGAAAACGATCTCAAATAGTACAGAAATATAATCGTGGATATGATAGAATGTATTGTAGTGGAGAATGCTATCATACTGAACGCAGATTGTATGGATATAAACGATGATTTAATAACCCAATGGGAACCTAAGATACAAAAAATGGTCTATTCAGCAGAGATCGTAGGGCTTGATAACGAAGACATTGCCCAAGAATTGCGAATAGCCCTTGTAAAAGCCGCGAAAGCTTTTGATCCTGACAATGAAAAAGGAGCTATCTTTCACACGTACCTACACACAGCACTAGTTAATACTATTAGAACCCTAATAAACAAAGCTAAACGTAATTTAAAGACTAATACTGCTACAAGTATTGATCTAGTAGACCTATATGAGACGATTCCTGAAAATGTGCTGAAAGCGATTATTGATCCAAATCGTTATCAAGATGAAGTGGATATAAATTTATGGGTAGATTCTCAAAACCTAGATAATAAAGAAAAACTTTTTTTGCAATTAAAGTTAGAAGGATTAACTATGGAAGAAATTACAGAAGATTTGGGTGAGTCTGCGTATAAAGTTAGACAAGGTCTTAGGGATAAATTACAAATTAAGTCTTTAGATATCTCTGAGATGAATGATATTGTTTTGGAAGAAAGTGATACAGAAGATTATGCCTAGAAGGATGAGAAGGACAGGGCGGTTAATACAAAAACCAAAAAATAAAAAAATTGAAAATAGGTTTAGAATTATTGCTCATGGGCACAATGGAGATTTCTGGACTCATGGGGAGTACTCAACCTTTGAAGATGCGAAACAAGAAGTTGACACGTTACCTGTTTCTGAAGTAGACTATTTAGTATATTCTGATAAAAATAGAGTGCTTTACACAAAGGAGAACGATAAAGATGGCTAGTTTTGAATACATTGAGTCCGCAATTATATTAAATTTGGATAACAAGACTAACCTACGTTCATTTAAACATACCGAAAAAGACTTTGCAAGACACGGAAGTGCTTATAATTTTGTGGTTAATCATTTTGATAAGTATGGAGAGTTTGCTTCTGAAGAAGTTTTACTAGAAAACTACCCCGAACTTGACCCCACAGCTAATTCTGTTAATTTTGAATATGCTATTGAGCAGTTTAAAGATCAAGTGTTACAACGCACTATTATAAAAACGGTTCAAGAACAGCGAGAGTTGGTCAAAGACAATCCTAAGAAAGCTTTAGCTAATCTTATGGTCGGTCTAACAGATATTGAGGTAGTTTATGACGAGGACGTTTTTTCATACGATAGTGGTAAGCTTACTAGATTAGATGAATGGAGAGAACGTACTGATAAAAGAAAGCTTGGAGATGGGTTAATGGGAATTCCAACAAGCTTTAAGACTATTAATCAAACTGGCGTTGGGTGGATGCCGGGAGAGTTGATATCAGCCTTTGCACGTCCTACTGTTGGTAAGACATGGTTATGTGTGCATGCTGCAGCGGTATCTGTGTTTAATAACCACAGAACCTTATTTATTTCTACGGAAATGCCTAGTACAGCTATTAGTATGAGGCTAGATGTAGTGTTAGCAAAATTGATGGGTTATAATCTTTCCCACAGATCATTAAGATATGGGGATCCGATAGACGAGGAAGAGTATACTAAGTTTTTAGAAGAATCAAATGCAGGTTCTTTATTAGTATGTGACCACATTTCAGGTCAAATGGGTATATCTATGAATGCAATTGCAGGGTTAGTAAGAAAACACAGCCCTGAGTTCGTAGTAATCGATGGTGTTTATTTGGTGGGCACTAGCGATCCTAAGAAAGCTGCATGGGAACAATCTCATCAACTATTTTATGGGCTAAAAAATTTAGCAACCGCAACAAACACACCAATTTTTGTTACTACCCAAGCTACACGAGATGCTGCAACGGACATGTTTACTCCTCCGAAAGCAAATCAGGTAGCCTTTGGAGACGCGTTGATAAGAGCGGCTGATGTAGCCTTAGCTATGTGTGGTATTGAACAAGATGATCAGAAAAGATTGGTTCAATTTCAAAAATATAGAGATGGTGAACTAGCCAAAGACACAACGGTTATGCAATGGGCTGTAGACAATGGTAATATAGAAGAAGTTCCTGATTTTAGATGGGACGAATACTAAGCGAGGAGGCTTATAATGGGAATATTTGATTGGTTTAATTCAACGGATGATAATGCTGATAATAATATAATTGTAAAATCTACCCGAAGTAAGGGGAATGGTAGACCAATGATAGATATAACTGTAGGAGATATTAGAAAAGGTATAGCTACAGATGAAAACGGCTACAGAAACGAAGTGGTTCTATTTCTTAGAAAAAATAAAAGGGATAGATAGTGGTAGACTGGTACTCTATACTTGTAAAATATGGAGTTGCCATACCGAACGAAGAACAAGTAATTATACATTGCCCTTTTCATGAGGATAGACGTGAGTCTTGTTCAATAAATATTGATAAAGGGGTTTGGATTTGTTTTGCCGGATGTGGTCAAGGGGGACTTAAATACTTTATAAAGAAATACACAGGTAAATCTTGGGACGAACTAAACGAAGATTTCCAAGTAGATACATACGATCTTGAATTTAACTGGTTTGATGATGTCTCAGAGATTGACGATTCTGATGTAGTGGTCGCTCCTGAAGTTACCCTAGACATTCAGGATAATCATTGGATTTACAGAAGAGGGTTTTCTTACGAATCCATATTAAAGTGGGGGTGTAAGACTAACAAGTATGATGATTTCATGATTCCCGTAGAAGATTTGAACTCTAACATAAAGGGTTGGATTACAAGAAGAAGATCTGCTGTTCCCAAATACTTGTTCACAAAAGGGTTTTCAAAATCTAAGGTCTTATTTGGTATAAATCAATTATATAATACGGACATTCTTTATATTGTTGAAGGTGCCTTAGACTGTATGTGGCTGAATCAACATGGTTATTCTAGTGTAGCGGTTTTAGGGGCAAGTATATCTAAAACACAAATCAATTTACTAAGTAAACTAAATCCATCTGAAGTGGTTTTAGCTCTCGATAATGATGAAGCTGGAGCACGAGGAATAAAGAAAGCTACATTTGACATGAAGGATAGATTTCTGTTATCATATCTTACGTTACCTGATAATTATAAAGATGTTCAAGAAATTTATAATCCTCAGACATTACGTAACGTTATGTTAAATAAAACAATTTTTTAAGGAGTTTTACATGGGTGGTATAGCAAAAATAAACAAAGGTAGAGAAGATTTAAGACAGCCTCAAGCTGAGAGACCTAGCACTAGAGAAGTTTGGATGAAAGATGGAGATCAAATCTTTGCAACATCTATAGCAACAGGTGCTGAAAACGATCCAAATTTAGATGATGTGTATCTTTATACATTTAGAGTTGGCAATAACTGGACAAACCTAATCAAGGACCCAAGTGTTGATGCAAGCTCTGTACCCGAAGACACATATGCGTCTCACAAATTTGCTTTTTGGGCATATGTTCACAATATAATTCACACAAGAAAAGACAGTAATGGTAGAATCATACCGGGTTCAGAAGACTGGGTAGAGATTGAAGGACCAGCTGGTAAGAAAATTTTCAGAGAAGATGTTAATGACTTCAAAGTAGTATCCCTTGGGTTTGGTAGGGGTGATGCTAACTGGAATCAACTAGTAGATGTTTATAATGACTGGGGTTCTTTAGACAAAGGTGTAATGAGACTAAAAAGAACAGGGACAGGCATGTTAGATACATCTTATCAAATAGTAGCTACTGCTAAAACAGAGGTAATACCTGATGATAAAAAAGCTGAAGTAGCTGAATTACCAAAAATTAAAGATTATTACATGGAAAGGTATGGGAATAGTATTCCAACATCTGATGCTCCAACAGCAGGAGATGAGACTACCCTTTTCTAATGACCGTTGTTACAAACTCGGTATTCACTCAAGAAATCAATAAATTAAAGTCGGCTTTAGAGGTAGACCCGACTTTAGTTGTTGACGTAGAAACGAATGGTTTGGACCCCTTTGGGGCTAACCAAATCTGTGGTATTGGTGTGGGACAGACCTCAGACACTGGCTTATATCAATACTACCCGTTTCGACATCATCTAGGGGAGAATCTACCCTTAGACAATCTTGTTTCATTAATAGGTCTACTTAACCACTCAGTAAAACAGTACATAGGTTATAATCTAAAGTTTGATCTACACTTTTTAGAAAAAGATGGTTTAATACCAATCGATAAAAAATTAATAGACGTAATAGTAATGGTGCGTCTTGTAGAGCATTCAGACATAAAAGATTTGGGGCTTACTCCAACTGCAAAGCGGAATTATGGTGACAGTGCAGTGCAGTATGACATAGATACAAAAAAACAACTTAGGTCTAATAAATGGAATAAGGACTTTTCAATGGCTCCTCCTTCCTTTTTAGGGGAGTATTGCAAGAAAGATGTTGCACTTACCGCAAGGATATTCAACGATTATCTTCGTAAGATAACAAAGACTGATCAAATGAGTGTTTTTGAATTTGAAAACGCTTTGACTTCTGTGTTGTATACCATGGAAAGGCGGGGGGTAGCTATTGATAGAGATTATGCCCAGCAGGCTGAAACCCTTATCCTTAATAGACAGAATCAGGTTAGAGAAGAGGTTTATGGGCTAGCTGGTAGAGAGTTCAACATATCTTCCCCAGCACAAATTGGGGAAATATTTACTGAGTTTGGCATTGAATCTCCTGTAAAGACTCCTAAAGGGCAAGACTCTTGGAGTGAAGCAGCTTTAGTTAATATAAACCATAGAATGGCGGGCTTAGTAAGGCAGTACAGAACCTTGGATAAGCTAAGGTCTACTTATATCGAACCATATAAAGGCATTGAAGTAATGCACACATCTTTTTGTAATTGGGGTACTGCTACGGGTCGGTTGTCTAGCAGGGAACCCAATCTGCAAAATATTCCAAGAAATCATTTTAAGTTACAAGAACGTAATCTGACCTCTAAAGAAAAGGCAGAAGTGCTAAGTAAGATTGCAGCAACAGTTAGTGCTAAGGGTGTTACCCTAAATGCAGAGCTTTCTGATGATGTGCTAAACACATGGTCTTTTGTTGGGGACGAATCATTCAATGAAGCAGACAAGTCACAAATATCTATTAGAAGATTATTTATCCCACGCCCAAAATACTCATTAGTGGGGTTTGACTACAGCCAAATGGAAGTCCGAGTGTTCATGTCTTATTTTAGAAATGAAACAATCGATGAGATACTAAATAAAGATGATGTTGATTTTCATAGTGAGGCAGCCAAGTTAGCTTTTAAAGTAGACGAATCATCAGATAAGTTTAAAGAATATCGTCAGGCAGCTAAGGCAATTACTTTTGGGACTATTTATGGGATTGGTAATAAGAAATTGGCACAACAACTAAGCACCACACCTAAAGAAGCAGGTAGGTATAAAAAACAATACTTTGAAGGTATGAAAGGTTCTAAAGAGTTTTTTGATAAGGTTGTTGCTACTGTAACTGCTAGAGGTTGGATAAAGAATAAATATGGTAGACACTATAGAATTGACCCAAAGTTTGCTTATAAGGGAGTTAATTATTTAGTTCAAGGTACAAGTGCTGATCTTCTAAGTGAAAGAATGTTGAAAGTAGACGAATATTTACAAGATAAGGAGAGCAACCTGTTATTACAAGTACACGACGAGATTATTTGTGAAATACATGACTCAGAGCTTGAAACAGTACCTTATAAGATTAGAGATATACTTGAGATAAACACATTAGACATCCCATTAAAAGTAGATATGGAAATCTTTCAAGGTTCGTGGGCGGTGAAGAAAGACCTAAAACCCCTTACATTTGATGACCTTATAGACTGGGACTAATATGAAATATAACGAAGAAGAAATACTAAAAGAAATCGCCGAGTATGTAAAAAATACATATGGAGAACATTATAGTGAGGGTGAAGTGCAGACCTTGGACTTTATAGCAGCGTGTGGAGATGCCGAGGCGTTCTGTAGGAGCAATATTTTAAAGTATGCATCTCGTTATGATAAAAAAGGAACACCTCGTAAAGACATTTTCAAGATTATTCATTACGCTATGCTGTTACTACATTTTAACGACCAGAATATTAAATGATAATAATACCTCACACACAAGAAATGATTGATAGAGCTAAGGTTCGAGCTGATCAAATGGGTGAAATACGCAATTCAATCACTCGTGGGGCAGGTAACTTAGCAGGGTTCTTAGGAGAAGAAGCTATAAAAGAATATCTTGGAGCAGAGATAGTAGAATCTGACGAGAAGTTTGATTATGACATATTCCTTAATGGAGAATGTATAGAGGTAAAAACTAAAAGAAGAACAGTAGCTCCTAGAGATTATTATGACGTATCCGTTGCCTCTACAAGTACCCACCAACGCCCTGATACCTATATTTTTATTAGCCTAGAATTTAACGAATCGATAAAAAAGGATGGGGCAAAAGCTTACAGGGGGCTAAAGAACATTTGGTTGTTGGGTAAGAAAGACGCTAAACAGTACTTTGAGGAAGCTGCTCTCTGGAAGAAGGGCGATGTAGATACTTCTAATGAATTTACTACCTTAGTAGACATGTGGAACCTACCGATATCAAAGCTGATTTGCAAATTTTAAATTCTTTTAGTATAATAAAATTGTAACATTTGTTACATCTTGGTTAGACCCGAAAGGTCAACACAAGAAAATTGAAGCTCATAAGGAGGAACTTATGGCTATCACAAAATACCCTCTCCGGGTACATGATATTAGGAGAATAAGACCATCTGCAAAAGGGTCTGAAAACATTCATTTTGCAATCGTGCCCTTTTCTGGGCTCCCTCAAGGACTTCCCGATGGACCAAACGTAAGATCACGTGATGATTTAGGAATAGGTTCGGGTGGTAAATACAAAAATTTAGAACGAACTATTCAGGGCGAAGAAGGAATCCCTGACAAGTTCCATCTAAAAAACGGAGGAATTGATTTGGCAGTGTCATCAGTGACTAAGGTAGGGGATAATTTATACCATCTTTTCATTGATGAATTAACTGAAGGCATTATAAATGGTGGTCACACTTATGATTTGATTACTCGAAACGTAGATGCAGGCACGGCTGCTGACGAAAGTGTAGTGGTTCAAATTATTGAGGGTATGGATCAGACTACTAGAGAAGAAGTAGCTATCGCTAAAAACGTTCAAGTTAATGTAGACAAGACATCTATATACAACACTCAACGAGTTTTTGATTCTTTGAAGAATTTTTTGATAGATACAAGCAGATTTCCAAACTTTCACCCATATGCCGAACACATAGCGTATGAAATGAACTCACAAGCACCTATTCCAATAGGAGATGTTGTTTCCAAGCTGATGTGTCTTGATGTAGTTAATTACCCTCTAAACAAAGATAAGTGGGGTAAGTCTAAGCATCCGAGACAAACTTATACAGGAAAGGCTGCTACGTTATCTCAATATGCTGAGAATGTAGGACATTATGAAAAAATGTTCCCTATGTTGCCAGAAATATTAGAGTTATCTGAAATCATTCAAGTAGGCATAGCTAAGAAAAATTCTTTGGGGAACAAAGTTGGTTGGATTGACACTAAAACAGAAGTACAGTTACCTATCTTGGGGAAAAATTCTAAATCAACTCTTGTAGCTGGGCTAGTTAAGCCTGTGTTATCAGGATTTAGAAGTGTGGTAGACCCAAACGAGTTAGCTTGGGACAGGTCTTTTCCTAAAGTAAAGAAAGTGCTAGCCGATTCTTTAGACGAATTACTAGATTGTATTAGAGATATTGGTAAAGATCACGACAACAAACCTAATCCAATGGCTAGATCTAAAAGTTTGTGGCAAGAATGTGCTAGGATAGTTGATTCTAATAGATAGTAACTAGACTTTTGTTATTGTTTCAGTTATACTAATAGTGTTCATAATTTTCGAGCCCCCTATCTTTCATTCCTGTTCAGATAGGGGGTTTGTAATAAGGAGAAAACACAATGGCAAAAGTAAGTGCACACATCGGATACACCTTTCGGGTAGGTCCATTAGAACAAAATCAATATGGGAGAGTAGACCTATCTGTAGATCAGATAGATACCGAACTACCAATAGAAGCCCAATTGGAAGATTCTAAAAAAGTAGCTGATATAGTCTGGGAGTTTATAAAAGGCAAGGTAGACACACAGATAGAGGCTATGTTAAATGAAGAAGAATAAAATACCTTCTAGAGCCGTAGTATTAGAATCGATTCTAGGAGAACGAGAACGACAAGATAAATTGTTTGGAGAACAAAATCATGATGATGCTTGGTGGAACATACTAACCACTGAGAAGAATGGAGATATCGCAGAAGAAGTCTTTGGTCAAAATGATACAAAATTATTTATAGAACTAATTCAAACTGCCGCTACATATTTCGCATGGGCAGAAGCTGTTAAAAGGAGAATTGATGGATAACACTGCAGAAGAAGCAATACAAAAATTACTAAAGAAGAAAAATTTAAACTTTCAATTAGGCGATAGTGATGATTTTACTACAAATAGAATTCCTTTTAATATTCCCGCACTAGATAAACTAACAGGTGGGGGTATCCCGTTAAAGAAAATGACACTTATATATGGTCCAACTAATGTAGGAAAGTCTTACTTAGCGTCTCAGATAGTAGTAAATGCCCAGAAAATGGGCGGATCGGCTGTTTGGGTGGACACAGAGTTATCTTATGACAAAGACTGGATGACTGCGTGTGGGGTTGATTCCCAGAAAATTTTAGTTTCACAACCTACAACAGGAGAAGAAGCTATGGAGCACGTTAGAGAATCTATGATTGAAGGATTTAAAGTTATTGTATTAGACAGTATTGCAGGTTTAGTGCCTTCAAACGTATCTCAAGAAGACTTTGGGTTTAGCCCGATGGCTTGGCAAGCAAGGTTTGTAAACAGTTCATTTCCTAAATTATTCCCACACCTACAAAACGGATCGGCTTTTGTGGCAATCAACCAAGTACGAGCCAGTATGGGACCTGTGGCGTTGGATAATATGCCTGCAGGACAAGGGCAAGTATTTTTTGCTCATTCTATTATGCAAGTACAACGTAAAGGTTGGATAACCGAAGGAGACCAAAAGGTAGGGTTTGATATGAACGTTAGACTACGAAAGACTAAAACTGGTGGTGAGAATTGGGATTCTGCGGTTGTACCATTTAGAGTAGAGGGTGGTATTGATGTCTTAGAAAGCTATATACGAGATGGTATAGATCAAGGCTTGATATCTAAGGCTGGAGCTTGGTATACTTATGGAGATATAAAAGCTATGGGGTTAAATGGCATAAAGGAAAAGTTTGTAGAAGACAACAAATTGTTTGATAAGCTCCAAAATGAACTTACCTCCTAGAGATTTTACAGAGCAAGAGCTTATAATAGCTCGTTGTTTAGATGAATTTGGTTTAAGATATGAACAACAAGCATATTTTCATCCGTACATAGCAGACTTTTATATAGAAGAACTGCAAATGATTGTTGAAGCCGATGGAATATACGGGCATTTAGGCAAGAGAGATAGAAAAAGAGACTCTGATCTGCTAGAATTAGATGATATAGAACATGTGGTTCACATAAAAGGAACTACTTTGGAGAACATAAGGGAGACACTATGGCAGGAATTAATCAAATTAAGCCCGTAAAAAAGAGAAGCCCACGTAAACGGAATACACAACCAATGGCTATGCAAGACGAATGGTTGAATAATATAATAGATGGGCATTTAGAAGAGGTTGTACCTTCTAAAGATGGAGGAACATTTCACCCATCAGCACTAGGGAACACTTGTGATAGATACCTATGGCTTTATTACAATGGTCGGTTGCCTGAAGAGGTGCTAGAAGCCAGAGTCATTAGAATATTTCAAAATGGTAACTTTTTGGAAGAGCGTGTAGACAAATGGTTTACTGATCTTAACATTCTTATCGATCGAGAAATTTCTCTGAAGCAAGAGATTCCCCCAATTTCTGGGAGAATGGACTTTCTAATCAAACATTATCAATATGGTCCACTGCCTGTAGAATTAAAATCAATCAATAAAAAAGGGTTTCAAGCATTACGTAAACCAAAACCTGAACATACTGTACAATTACAAATGTATTTAAATATGGGGGGTTATGATAAGGGAACAGTTTTATACGAGTGTAAGGACGACCAAAATATAAAAACATTTTTATTAGATAGGGATCAGGAACTGTGGGATAAACTTCTTAAAAGAATGTTCTCTATCCAAGACATGTTAGCCATGCCTGAGAAATGTACAGGTAACATGTGGTGTAAGTGCAAGGGGGTATAATGCAACAAAGAGAAACTAAGTGGACTCCAATGAAAGCGTTGGGCTCTGCTAATAAAAAGGTAGAAGCTTTAGGGATTCCTATATTTGATCCTAAGTTATTGCAAGACGAGAATTTGAATTTTGCTGACTTAGCTTCATATAATGATGAGCAAATAATTAGCTTACTAGTTATATATGGCGGTTATAAGGCATCACTAGAAACTAAAGTAGCTGACATTGAGGCATCACATGGTGCTTTAGATGCTGCATTTACTGAAGGATATAGCACAGCATTATATAAGATAACTAAAGAATACGAAGAAGCAGACAAGAAAAAGCCTACTAGGGATGAGCTTAGGGGAGAGATTATGTCTACTTTTGAGGCTTTACGAGATCTTAAAAGAGAGATTATTGAGCAAGAGATTGAACTAAAGAGGTTGCAGGGGTTACTAAATACTTATACGTCAGCTTATAATGCTGTCAGTAGGGTTGTAACTTTACGAACAAAAGGGTCGGATAAATTATAATATAATAAATTTTTGAGTATAATGAACTATGAAGCATTATATAGGATTTGATACATCAAGTTTTGCTATACACGCTGCTATTATTGATGAAGAAGAAAAGTTAGTAGAGTTGTTGAAGTGGGACTGTAATAGAAAAGTGACGTTCGAGGAAAGATTCCCTGAACTTGTTAACAATTTCTATAAGGATGTAGATAGTCTTAAGGATTACAAGGCTTCGTTAGAGAATGCTATTCCAGTACGAAATAGTCGAGCGTATACAATTACGGCTAGAGTAGTAGGTGCCGTGTGGGCACTGCTAGCTACAGTGGATATTCACACTGAGTTTGTTCATCAAGCTACATGGAAGAAAATTTGTTTAGGAAACGGGCAGGCTAAAAAAGAAGATATTATGAAGTTTGCTATAGAAAAGTGGGGAGATAATTTCCCAGAGCAAGATTACGCAGATGCTATATGCATTGCGTTATGGAACAAAAGGAGGTTCTAGATGATAGGTGCTGGAGGACTAACTAAGGTAGTCAGAGGGTTTCAAATGTTTTTTCCGGGTAAGACGGAAGAACCTAAAAGGAAGTATGAAGATAAATTTCCTAAGAAACTTCCAACTATAGAAGATGTAAAAAAAGAGTATGGTGCCGTTGTTTGGTGTAAGTTTGCTAAATGTGGTAGTAACCAACAAGTAAAAAATTTACAGAGAACTACAGGAACTTTATTGAAAAGACAAAATTACACACCAATCAATGAACAAGAACATGTTTGGGCTGGAGTATGTACTAGAGGTGAGATCGGAATGCAATTCAATGAAATAAGATTGCCCGGTGGGTCTAAGGTAAAGGTTCCAAGTTGTTACACAGCACATACAGATAAAACAGGTTATTGGGATTTCTCACAATTCCTAAATTCAGATGGCAGCCCATTAGGCGGGAACATTGATTCTCAACATGCGTCTGATGATGGATATGGGGCACTTGATAGCAACAGTATATACGATTAATTATGCCTAAACATATACCACAAGAAATCAAACTAAAAGCCATGGAGCTTTTTTTACGGGGCGATAAAACAGCCAAACAAATAGCTGAAGAAGTTTCTACTTCAGAACACCCTGTCAGCCCTCCTACTATATATGCGTGGGCGAAGAAAGATAGTTGGGGGCAGCAAAAAGCCGTAGCTGTAGCGGATAAGCAACAAGAGCTTGCCGAAACAGAAGGGCAAAGATTTGCTAGGTTGCAATCAGAACAGTTAGATGGTTATACCGTTATGGCAAATAAAGCAATGAATGAGTTGAATGCTCTTCATTTTGATAGAGCCTTAGATGCTACTAGAGCAGCTGATATTGGTATTAAAGGGCAGAGAGAAGTGTTGCAGGGTATGATTAACCTTCAATTTGTTCAAGACATCATGAGTGTTCTTGTTGAAGAGGTTAGTGATACAGATCAGCTACAGAAAATAGCAGTGAAACTTAAAGCACTAGTACAAAAACAAGAGGATATATAATATGGCTAAAGATATTATTAGTGTTAATAATGCTTTTAATATGCTTTCCGATCAACTTTCAGAGCAAAAAAAATATGAAGTAGGGAGCTTTAGAGAGTTTATTGAAAACATATGGGCTCTTTCGTATGATAATCCAGAGTATTTCAAAGCTTGGCATGTAAGTCTACTTGCTGAAGATATTGAAGAATGTTTAGAAACAGGGCTCAATTATGTGGGGGTATTGCCTAGAGGACATTTTAAATCAACTGTTTTAGGGCACGCCTTTAGTGTGTGGAGATTATTGAAAGCTCCTAGAGATATGTCTATACTTTACTTATCTTATAGTGATGGTATGGCAAAATATCATATTGCTGAGATAAACAAGATCATTACAAGAAACCCCATTATCCCAGAACTGCTTATAAATAGAAACCCTAAAGCTGATTATTCGGCTAGATTTTATAAGAACAACCAACCTATGGAAATAATGCATGGTGGTTTGTTTTCTTTCAAACGGGGTATGCACGTGAATGGAGCTTTGATTGCTGATGACGTTTTGAGAGACCCTGAGAACCCATTGAACATGGGGCAAATAACTAAAGTGGAAGACCACTTCATGACAGAGTCTATGTTCATTCCTTTGAAAGAAGCCCCTGTAATTGTTGTAGGGACTCCAATGATGCCAAACGATATATTAGCTAAGTTACAAAATGATGAACGATTCAAAGCTAGAGTATTACCTGCACTAGACCCAGTGCCGGGGAGAAGAGTGTTGGCTCCAGAAATAATGAGTGAGAAATACTTGTTAGCTCAACAGAAGGCAAGACCTAAATCTTTTGCTTCAGAGTTTATGTTGATTCCTCATTTTGCTACTGAGTCTTATTTTGAAGGCGAGGACATTGAAAAGTGTCAAGATGAAACTTTAAGATCAGCCCCAGCGACAAAAAAGTTTACTGACTGGGAAACAGGTGATCAAATATTTGGTGGCTTTGATGTAGGTAAAAAAAGACACCCATCTCACTTAGTATTGTTTAGAAAGAGGGGGGAATATATTGAACAAATCCACCACTCCTTTTTAGATGGTTGGAGTTACTCTGACCAGATAGAATACTTGAATGAAGTTGCAGATAATTTTGACCTAACATCTGGCTATATAGATAATACCAGAGGCGAGCTAGAAGACCGTGGATTAGACACCAGATGGCTTGCCATGAATTTCACAAGAAAAAGCAAAAATACTATGGCTCAAGTCTTTGAAAAATTCGTTCATTCGGGTATATTAAAGTTAATAAAGGATGAACGACAGACACATCAGATCTTATCCGTAAGCAATGATTTAAAAGCTCCCGATACCCCAATGGGTCATGGGGATGCTTTTTTCTCTATTGCCATGGCTTTACAAGCAGTTCATGACACAGCATATAAATTTGTAGACTTAGGAAGTGCTACCGACTGGCTGAACGCAATAAATCCGGGGGAGACTCCAGAAAGTAGGCGACAACAGCAAGACGAGCTAAGTGGTTTGATAAAAGAAGGTGATGATATCAAAACAACTAACCCGCTACAAATGGAGCCTGTTAATGAAGTTGAAAGAGCTGAGTCTGCTCCTAATCCTCAGTGCAAGGAAGCAGTTTGCACGCCCTCTTTTTGGGTTCCAGAGAGAGGATTATGTATATATTGCGGCTACCGCAAGTAATTAGAGGAGAATAAAATGACAACCGTGGAACAAAACCATTCAAATTTAAACCCGCCAACAATCACAGACCAAGCTAAAGTTATTTTAGAGCACAGGTATTTATTAAAAGATGATGACAATCAAGTGATTGAGATTCCAGAAGAGATGTTTAGAAGAGTTGCTAATGCGGTTGCATCTATTGACTCTAATTACATGACTCTTCCTGTGGAAGCCGAGCTTTCATCTCAAGCATTTTATGAGATAATGGCTAATTTAGAATTTGTTCCAAACTCCCCAACCCTAATGAATGCAGGTACTGACCAAGGTACTCTCTCAGCTTGTTTCGTTTTACCCCTAGAGGATTCTATGGAGGGTATTATGAAAGCAGCACATGATACAGCAATGGTTCAAAAATTTGGAGGCGGTACAGGGTTTGCCTTGTCATCACTCAGACCACGAGGAGATTCTATTAGATCAACACATGGTATAGCCTGTGGTCCAATAGAAGTACTAAAGACACTATCTAGAGTTTCATCTATGATAACCCAAGGTGGAAAAAGAGATGGGGCTAATATGGCGGTAATGTCTATATACCATCCAGATATTTTAGAGTTTATAGAATGTAAAAAGGTTGAAGGAGAAATCCACAACTTTAATATTTCTGTTGGGGTTGATTCTAATTTTATGCAGGCTGTAGAAAACAACATGGACTATAATTTAATTAACCCAAAAAGCAATGAGGTTGTGGGTTCTTTGAATGCACGAGAAGTATTTACAAAGATAGTTGAAGGGGCTTGGAATAATGGGGAGCCCGGAATGATTTTCTTAGACCAAGTAAACAAAGACAACCACGTTAAAAAAGAATATGGTGAAATGGTTGCTACAAACCCATGTGGGGAACAGCCATTATTGGGGAATGAATCTTGTAACTTAGGCTCTATAAACCTTGCCAAGTTCTATAAAAAATCTGAAGGTCCTACTCATGGATGGTTGGAAAAAGTTGATTGGGAGCGTTTAGAGAAAGTAACTAGAACTTCGGTTCATTTTTTAGATAACGTTATTGATGCTAATAAATATGCTACCCCTGAAATCGAAAAGATGACAAAAGCAACTAGAAAAATTGGACTGGGTATCATGGGGTTTGCTGACCTACTGATTCAAATGCATATACCATACGACTCTAAATTAGCTAGAGAAGTAGGGGAAACTATTATGACTAGAGTTAGAGAGTGGGCAGACGATCATTCAAAAGAACTAGCTAAGGTTAGAGGAACTTTCCCAGCATGGGAAAAAAGTACATACAATGTTCCTTTTAATAATGAAGCAACTCAAAAATTTAGGAATCACTGTAGGCTAACAGTTGCTCCTACAGGAACAATATCAATGATAGCTGATACGTCTAGTGGGATAGAACCTACATTCGCATTAGCTTGGAAAAAACAAAACATATTAGATGGGAAAACTTTGAATTATGTAAACAAGTATCTTGAAGCAGATGCAAAAAAACATGGTTTTTACTCTGAAGATTTAATGGATTACTTGGCAGAGGGAGGTTCTTTAGAAACCGTGCCGAATGTTCCAGATTGGGCGAAGGCAGTATATGCCACAGCACCGGAAATATCACCAGAAAGTCATGTACTAATGCAAGCTGCCTTTCAGAAATCTTGTGATTCAGGAATTTCCAAAACAATTAATTTCGCAAATAGTGCTACTAAACAAGACGTAGAAGATGCTTACATGCTTGCATGGAAAGAAGGATGCAAGGGTATTACAGTATATAGAGCAGGTAGTCGATATAAAGAAGTACTGGTAAAAGGGAATAAAGATAAAGCGGAACAGCCTGTTTTAGATGGCTTTGAGATGGAAGAAGCTGCAATTGAAACAAGTTCCAGCACACCTAAAGAAGAACACAATTGTTGTGAAACTCCTACGGTAGTTTTCGCAGATGGGTGTGAGACATGTAAGTCTTGTGGATGGAGTGCCTGTGTAATTTCATAGGAGGATAAGTTGGATAACGAACAACGAAAACAATTTGACAATACATATTATAATCATCAAGAGATACTAAAGCAGTTTAGTGATGTTAGAACCCAGATAGAAGCTCTTTATGGCAGAGAACAACTAATGTCTGACAAAATAGAGAAGCTAGATGTTAAACTTTCCGATCTATTTGAACAAGTTTCAGGTTTAGCAAACATGCTTAAATATAAGGAGACTGGGTTATATGAGACAAATCGAGAAAATCAAGTATAATATAAAGACAGAAAAGTTTTAGGAGCAGCCAAGATGACAATGGGCAATTTTTTAGAAGGTACAGATCAGCAGTATATAGCCTTAAAAGACGACAATGGGACATGGAGAGTATTAGATTCATGGCATGAAGATATAAAGGTCATGTCAGCTGATGATGATATCCCAGATGAAAGTCCTGCAGTTCAAGTTCTTTCTGAGGGGCAGTTTATAGCTTTAATGAAAGAAGCCGGTAGATTGGGAGTACTGCATAATGCTACTTTTGGTACGGGTGAGGCTGAACTTGAAGCCACTATATTAGATAGAGACCAAGAAATTCAATCATTGAACGAAGAAATATTACGGTTAAAAGAACAAAAGTCTGAAGTTATACGAGACGTAGAACACACAGAGGACTATCAATTAAAAGAAAAGGCAATGGACAACATATTAAAGTTAGTATCTATGCAGGATATGACCAAACTAAGTAGGGAATAAATATGAAATTATCTGAATATATGCC